TTACAATCCATTAGAAGATTTTTAATGTCTGAAGAAAAAAAAATAGAAACAGAAGTTGAAAAAGTTAAATCTAATTTAGTTGGTAGACAACGGGAAGCTGGAAGACATATAGGACCAAGTAAACAGAAGCAATGGCAAATGGTTGAAACACTAGCAACTAAGTATCAACAATCACCTTTAGATTATATGCTATCTGTGTTAAACTGTCCAAAGACTTCACCAGAAAGAAAATTATATGCAGCAGAAAAAGCAGCACCATTTGTACATCCTAAACTTGCTAACTCGTCAAGCACAGTAGGATTTGATGGAAAGCTTAATATCAAAGTCAAGTGGGAAGATTAAAACCTACGAAGTTTCTGTAGGCTATAAACCAAGACCATTACAAAGACAAGTACATGAATCATTAAAAAGATTTAATGTATTAGTTTGCCATAGACGATTTGGTAAATCCGTTCTAGCAATAAACGAATTAATCAAAACAGCTACAAGTAAACCTAGATCTAAACTTGCATATATAGCTCCAACTTATAGACAAGGTAAAGCTATTGCTTGGGATTATTTAAAATTTTATACAAGACCACTAATGTCATTTGGTGGTGATCGTAATGAATCTGAACTACGAGTAGATTTATATAACGAATCAAGAATACAAATTTACGGAGCTGATAACGCAGATTCACTTCGAGGAATGGGATTTAATGGTGTAGTACTCGATGAGTATGCAATTATGTCTCCAAGAGTTTGGACTGAAATTATTAGACCTGCTATCTCAGATACAAATGGTTGGGTAATATTCATTGGAACTCCAATGGGCCACAATCAATTCTGGGAAGTTTATGACTACGCAAAACGTGGACATAAAGATTGGTTCGGACAATTATACCGAGCTTCAGAAACTGAAATTATTCCACCTAATGAGTTAATAGAAGCTCAGGCAATAATGACTGAGGAGCAATACAATCAAGAATTTGAATGTTCCTTTACTGCTGCTGTTAGTGGAAGTTATTATGGTAAATTAATTACAGCTGCAGACAACTCTAATAGAATTACTAAAGTACCATACGATCCTGAAATACCAGTTGAGACTTGGTGGGATTTAGGTATTGGAGATTCAACATCTATTTGGTTTGTTCAAAGAGTTGCTGAAGAATTACATGTTATAGATTACTACGAAACTTCAGGTGAAAGTTTATATCACTATGCAGAAGTTTTAGAGAAAAAAAATTATAAATATAATAGACATGTAGCTCCACACGATATAGTAGCTAGAGAACTTGGTACTGGTAAATCAAGATTAGAAGTAGCTTTAGAAATAGGAATTGATTTTGAGATTGCTGCAAAGCTTGAAGTAGATCACGGAATTGAAAGTGTTAGAAATACTTTACCTTATTGTTATTTCGATAGAGAGAATTGTAAGATAGGATTAGATGCATTACGTCAATACCGCAAACAATGGGATGAACGTAATCAAGTATTTAAAAATAAACCTTTACACGATTGGTGTTCCCATGCTGCTGACGCATTTAGATATGGATGTGTACACAGTCCCATTGATACAAGTCAATGGACAAAACCAATTTATGTAGATACAAAATATATAGTATGAAAACTGAACGAGAAATTATAGCAATATTAAATAAAGAAATTAGATCATCTAATGGATTTATAGGTGGTGAAGTTATTAATAAAAGAAAAAAATCTTTAGAATTTTATTTAGGTAAACCCTTTGGTAATGAAGTAGAAGGTAGATCACAAGTAGTAAGCACAGATGTATCTGATACAGTTGAAAGCTTATTGCCTTCATTAATGAGAATATTTACTGCTGGTGAAAATGTATTTCATTGTGAACCAGTAGGAATTGAAGATAATGAAACTGCTAGACAATGTTCTGATTATCTTAACTATATTTTTTACAAAGAAAATACAGGGTTTATAGCTTTGTATACTGCATTTAAAGATGCATTAATACAACGTAATGGAATCTTAAAAATTTATTGGGATAACTCTCAAAAAACTACACGAGAAGAATATAAAAGATTAACTACTGATGAACACAATATTTTAATCAATGATAAAGAAATTGAAATAGTAGAACATTCTGAGTACGAAGAATCATTATTAGATGATAACAATAATGAAATAGATAAGATTACTTATCATGATATTGTTGTTAAAAAAACACAATCATTTGGTCAAGTTAGAATTGAACCTGTACCACCTGAAGAATTTTTAATTGAACGTCAAGCCAAAAGTATTGATACAGCTAATTTTGTTTGTCACAGAACAAACATGACTAGAACTGAATTAATAGAAATGGGTTTTGATAAAGATGAAGTTAATAAATTACCAACTGGTAATTCAATACATTATTTACAAGACAACCAAGTTAGATACCAAGAAAATCTTGTAGGCTTAAATGAAGAAGGAGATAAGTCTAGTGATGATATTTTAATTCATGAATGTTATTCTCGTATAGATATTAATGATGATGGCAAAGCAGAACTAGTTAAAATTTTATTAGCTGGTGATGGAACATATAAAGCATTAAGTATTGAAGAAGTAGATTCAATGCCTTTTGTTTCTATAACTCCTGTTATCATGCCACATAGATTTTATGGAAGATCTGTATCTGAGTTAGTCGAAGATATACAATTAATTAAATCTACTGTTATGAGACAGATGTTAGATAATATGTATCTAACAAATAATAATAGAATTGCTGTACAAGATGGACAAGTTTCATTAGACGATCTATTAACAAATAGACCGGGTGGTATTGTTAGAACAAAACAACCTCCTGCTAATGTTATGATGGCTATGCAAACGCAACCCATTGGTGATCAAGCTTCAGGTTTATTAGGATATTTAGATTCTGTTAAAGAATCAAGAACTGGTATTACAAGACAATCACAAGGATTAGATCCAAATACTTTAAACAAAACTGCAACAGGTATTAATCAAATTCTATCTCAATCACAAATGAGAATGGAATTGATTGCTAGAATATTTGCAGAAACAGGTATTAAAGATTTAGGATATAAAATGTTTGAGTTGATCTGCAAGTATCAACAAAAAGAAAAAATATTAAAAATTCGTGGGAAGTTTATTCCTATGAGACCATTTGAATGGAGAGACAAAGTTAATGTAACTGTATCTGTAGGATTAGGAACTGGTTCTAAAGAACAACAATTAATTTTATTAACATCTATTCTTGAAAGACAATTACAAGCTATAAACTTACAACAAAATGTTTATGGCCCAATGGTTAATTTAAGAAACGTATATAATACATTAAAGAAATTAATAGAGAACGCAGGGTTAGGTAATGTTGAACCATACTTTATGGATCCAGATGTTGGGCAATCGCAAATGCCACAGCTTCCACCTAAACCACCTACTGAGTTTGAAAAGGTTTCATTAGCTCAAGTTCAAGGTCAAAACGAAAGAGAAGTCATCAAAACTAATGTTGAGATGAAACGTATTGAAGCTGAAATGAGAGCCAAATTACTTGATTATGAAATCAAAATTAAAGAATTAGAGCTTAAATATAGCACTAAAATAAATGAGATTGATTTAAAGAACAGATCTATGATAGAAACTCAGAAGCTCCAACAAACTGGAGATATATTTAAAAAAATAATGGAAGGACAGAAAGAGTTTTTTAATAATGGACAACAAACAAATTCCACAACAGAACCTGGATCAACAGATTCACAGGGCTAAACAGGCTAGTATTTTACTAGACGAGCCTTTGCTGAAGGAAGCTTTTGAATATCTATCTGAATCTTATAGATCAGAAATATTTAAAACTTCATATTCCGACCACGAACAAAGACAAGTTCTTTGGATGGCATTTAATATGCTAGACAAAATTAAAGGACATCTTGTTAGTGTAATGGAGACTGGCAAACTAGCTGCCGCTGAGCTAGATAACCTAAAACGTCAATCGTAGTAATTACGAAACGATAACCAATGGAGCATATATGGCAGATGATAAATCTGTACAAGGTGCTGCTGAAAAGATACTTGGATTACTGAACCCTAAATCAGGACAATCGGCCCCAGTACTTAAAGCAGAACCATCAGTTGAACTTGAAGATAAAAAATCTCAAGAAGTTTCAAATGACAATCAATCACAGTCTGACGAAATTGTTGAAGAAGCCGTAGCAACTGAGAATACGCAAGAAGAAATAACAGAAGAACCAACACAACAAGAAGAAGTCGAGAAACAAAATCTCCACCGAGTCAAAGTACAAGGTCAAGAGTTAGATGTTACTCTCGATGAACTTAAGTCTGGTTATTCTAGAGATTCAGATTATAGACAAAAAACTCACCAGTTATCACTAGAGAGAAAAAATCTTGAAAGTGAAAAGGAGAGTTTACGTCAGACTTATGATTCTCGAATTAAAGAACTAAATAGTGCAATTCAATCTGCAGATTTACTTTTTAAAGAACAAATTGGGGTACAAGATCTTAATCGTTTATATGATGAAGATCCATCTCAAGCTGCCAAGTTGGAGTTTAAAATTAGACAACAACAAAGTCGTATTAGTGAATTAAAGAAGAAAGCAGATGATGCTTTCCAAAGTGAATTCTCACAATACCTTAAAAAAGAAATCAAACTTGCAGAAGAACGCATACCTGAGTTTGCAGATCCAGTTAAATCTACTGAGTTTAAACATAATGCTAAAAAAGTTTTAAGCGATTATGGTTTTAAAGATAATGAAATTTCTTCATTAACAGATCATAGATTTTTATTGGTTCTAAAAGATGCTATGCAATTTAAAAATGCTAAAGGATCTAAAGACCTATCTGTAAAAAAGATAGTCTCAGCTCCTAAAGTAATTAAAGCTGGTTTCTCAAAAACAGATAGTTCAGTTCGTGATGTCATAAAAACCAAAATTGGTAAAGTACGTAAGACTGGTCGTCTTGAAGATGCTCAGGATGCGATACTTCAAATGATAACACAAAAAAAATAAGGAAAAATAAATGGCACAACCAACAAACACTTTCGATACTTACGATGCAGTAGGTAACCGAGAGGATTTACAAGATGTGATTTACTCTATTTCTCCAACTGATACTCCTTTCATGAGTGCAGCTGCGAGAGAACAAGTAAAAGCAACAACTCACGAGTGGCAAACTGATGCCCTTGATGCAGCTTCTACAAGTAATGCTGTCATCGAAGGTGATGATGTTACTCTAGATGCAGCAGTAGCGACTACAAGACTTGCTAATAAAACGCAAATCATGGACAAAGCTGTTGTTATCACTGGTACTCAAGAAGCTGTAGACAAAGCTGGTAGAGCATCAGAATTAGCATATCAAATTGCTAAAAAATCTAAAGAACTTAAAAGAGATATCGAAGCTACTTTGCTTACTAACCAAGCAAAAGTAACTGGTAGCTCTAGTGCTGCAAGAAAATTTGCATCATTAGGTTCTTGGGTTTACTCAAATGATGTGTTTGGAACTAGCGGTGCGTCACCAACTGGTGATGGTACTGATGCTAGAACTGATGGAACTCAAAGAGCATTAACAGAAGATTTACTAAAATCAGTAATTAAATCTGTTTGGAATGCTGGAGGTTCTCCTTCTGTTCTAATGACTGGTCCTTTCAACAAACAAAAAGTATCTGGATTCACAGGTGGATCTACTAGATTTGATGCTTCAGAAGATAAAACATTATACGCAAGTATCGATGTTTACTCATCTGACTTTGGTGATCTAGAAGTTGTACCTAATAGATTCTCTAGAGATAGAGATGCTTGGGTTCTGGATATGGATTACTGGGCAGTAGGTTTCTTAAGAGATTTCACTATGCATGAGATTGCAAAAACTGGTGATAGTGAAAAAAGACAGCTTTTAGTTGAGCTTACTTTAATCTCTAGAAATGAAGCTGCTAGTGGTTTAGTTGCAGACTTAACTACATCGTAGTATAATACTTGTGGGGGGAAATAGTTCCCCCTACAAACAAATAATTTTGTTTGGTCTTTGAAGTCTAAAGACGGAACGAAGCAAACATAGGAAAAAAAATGCGAACACTAAATGACTACTTTCTAACAGTACAATTGACTGACGTTTCAGCTCCAAGTTCTGTTAGCGTTGCAGTACCTGATGATGGAAATATTATTAAAATTATTTCTGTATTAGGTGGTGCAATAACTGTTGCAAACTCTGCTGTAATAACAAAAATAAATGGAACTACTGTAACAGGTGGTGGATTTACAGTTGCTTATAGCGGATCAGCTGCAGGAGATATTGATACAGCTGAACCAACAGCTTTAAACTCTG